ACTCAATCGTTAAAGACGATTGAGTATAAGATATTAGTAGCATAGCAATTCTATAGACTGCAAACAAGAAAATAATAAAGCCTATTATTTGTACTATTCCTGCTGGTACTAAAAAGAATGCGGCCGCCCATTGAGTCAATAAGAATACTAATACGCCTACTAGCGCAATTACGCCGATATTAAAAAGTAGACTTAGAAGGTTTTTAATAAAAGATGTCATATACATATATTAAACACTATTTACAAAAAAAGCTATACGTTTTCTTCGGGCATAAAGATTTCGATACCGCACCTACAGTTAGGGTGACCAGGTGGCTTGTCTACTTTTCCGCCCTGGTCGGTTAAATATCTGTAAGTTAGTGGCACTACCCCCAGCCCTTCGAATGTTAAACAGAAGTCGATAGCCCCAGCGGTTCGCCACCTTTTACGGTCTGCGCCTATTTGCTTTGCTACAAACATTCTACCCTCTGAAAATGCCCGTACTGATTCGGTTTGTGCGATAGTAGTAGCGCGTTTAGGGTCTTTAACTACGTCGTTAATACGTGTACTTACCCGTTCGCGGTCTTCGTGATTTTCCAGCCCTTCTTTAATTACACTATATATACGCTTCTGCGACACTTCGGTAAGTCCTTTTGCTAAACTAGCCGAATATTTATTTAAGAAGTCTATAGCTTCGTGTCCATTTCTTGACCATTCGACGTCGACGCCTAAATCTTCTTCACTATAAAGCCCGCCCGCCTCTAGTGCGTCCATTAACGTACCAGTAAGCGCGATTTTAAGTACTAGCGTTTCGTTTTCCCAGAATGCTTTAACTAAGTAGTCGAGTATTCCAGCTTTATAAACTGCGCCAGGTGTCGCACTTGCGATACGTTGTTCGTATTCGTTCCAGTCCATAAGTGCGATTGCTCGGTCGGCTAACCCCCTAAAATATTTGCGTAATCCTTTATCGGTTGATATTTCAGATTTTACTAACTGCTTAAATAACTTAGAGTATTTACGGTAAAGCGGGGCGTAGTCTTCCGCACCACGTTTAATAGTATCGGCTATATACGCGTCTATGATTTCGTCTTGAAGTGCTGTAAGTCGCTGGTGTTTTTCTACTTTGTTCATATTAAGCGGTAATGGTTTCTAATTCCTTAGTAACCGCTTCGAACATATCCAGTAAAGAATCTGGCGTAGCTGATTCGCTGGCCTTAGCCTTTTCTTTAGCTGGTGCGGCGGTTGCTTTTGCCTGTTCTCTTATGGTTTCTATTTCGTCTTGAACCTTGCGTATTTTTTCGCTTATTTCTTCTTTACGGTTAAATATGTCTAGTTGTTTTTTTGCGCCGTCTTCTGGCGATAACTTAATACCCCTAGCTTTTGCTTCGAGTAATTCCCGTCTAACCTGGCCGTTAAATTGTCTGGCTTCTTCGCGTAACGCCTTTACTTCTTTTTGTTTTTTAGCTAGTGCTGGGTTTGCCGCCTTCTTACCCTTACCCTTGCCTTTTTTTTCTGTGGCTGGGTTGTCATTTCTAAACTTTTTAAGTGCGTCGCTTATTTTCTTTTTCGTTTCTTCTGATAGTGGTACACCTTTAGCACCAGCGATAAGCATATAAACTTCTGCGCCATGTGTCGCAATAAATGTTTTTTTATTCATTTTCTTATAACTTGCTTCTGCTGGGTCTACTTCTGCTTCGCTTTCGTCTTCTGGCGTGTTAGGGTCGTCTACTGGTGCTTCGTCGTCTAGTGCGGTCTGCATACTTAATACGTCTGCGTCTAGTTCCGCTAAAATATCGTCGGCTAATTCTGGGTCTACTAGTAATTCGCCTGTAAATTCTGGCAAGTCCATAGCGTCGCGTACGTATGCTTCTAACTCTGGGTCTACTGTTAGTACGCCCGTCTGTATTGCCCGCTGTAATGCCGTTGTTAGTTGCGCTACGTCTACTGTACCTATTTTATCGTACGTTAAATGCGGGTAGATTTTGTTTTCAAAGTTAAAGTCTACTAAGTCTTTAATTAAATACTTGTCGATAGTCTGGCATATATGCTTTGCGACATATTCCAGCGACATTAAAAAGAATGTATTACTACCCTTAAATAGCGCGAAGCTACCTACTGCGCCGCTACCCATTTGCATAAATGTACCTAGCACGTTTAACATAATCGCCCATTCGCACCGTTTAATAAAGTCGTTCGGGTTCTTAATGCTGTTAGCTTTCATATCCAGCATACCTACTTCGAAGTCTTGCGGGAATCGTATAAACCCTTCGGCGTTTGCTCTAAAGTTACGTAGTATTTCGTCTAACTTAGTTTCTTCTTCTGCGGTTGCACCTACGCCAGTCTTGCCGTACGGTACACCTAGCCCGTGGCGTTCCATAGCCATAATTTCGATAAGTTCGGCTTTATCCTTAAATAGCCAATGCTTCCAGGCTGGGCGTAATATGCTTTTTCCTTCCCAGTTATCGCCTTCTTTTTCATTTACAAAAATAATCATTTTTTCCATAGGTATAGAGTAAACCCCATTCGTGGTCGTTTGCTCTATCCCATTTACCCCGTTTTTAAGTTCCCAGCGACTAATAGTTCTAGGGTGTCGTAGTGCTATCTTGTGTAAACCTATTCGGCCGTCTTCTAAAAATTTGTATACTTTTTCGAATGGCATAACGCCGTAGTCTAGGTGTTGAAGAATGTTAGTTAAGTTTTCTTGCCATGTTCTAGTAGGCCCATTAAAAAGCTGTTCTTTTACGAAGTCTGCTATTTTCTGCGCTTCGCGTCCTGGTGCGCCTGGTTCTATGTCCCAGTTTGCCGATAATAACGGTAGTTTAACAACTTTTAACGAAGCGGCTACGTGTGCGTCGCCTAATCTCATTTCGTCGTATTGCTGTATTCTGGCTGTACCTTTTAGCTTCGGGTTATATTCCTGACCTGCGATAATGCCATTAAACATTAACGAAGCGTCGCCGATTTCTTTAGCGTTTCTTGGTGGCTTGGGTGCTGGTAAGCCTGTACGTATTTCTGCTTTTTGTCTTGGGTCTTCTGTTTGCTTTGCCATACATTTAGTATACGTAAATTAGAACTTCATGTCCATTAGTCCCGCTGTTATTGGGGCGTTTTTATCATTATTCGGGGTATTTCTACGGTATTCTTGTATTTTATCGTCTTTTTTTACTATATTTTTAGGTATTTCTGTAGCCCCTCTTTTTTCGCGGTTTAACCAGTTTCGTTCTAATGATTCGCCGATTGATAGTAATAGGTATCTAATTGCGTCTGGCCCGTGGTCGTTTTCTTTTTTCGGTATATTGTTCGACCATGTGCCGTTAGCGTTCTTGCGCCATTGATAACTTAGTAGTTCCATTCTGAAATTAACGCACTTATTAGTAATCATAAGCCGACCAGCGCGTAAAAACTTCTTAACGATAGGTATAGAATTTTGTAGTAGGTATAGTTTTGCATTCGTATTCTGCGCTAGGATAGGTGCGCCCCGTAATTTACGTTCATGTATTAAAGCTAGATTATGTGGGTCGCAAGCCCAGCCGCGTATATTACCCTGTATTGCGTTCGGTTTATCTGGTAGGGCAAGGCCGTAGGGTGCTAGTATTTCGTTTTCTGCTTCCCATATTTCAACTGTACCGCGGTCGTCTACATACAATTCGTCGAATACTACTAATCTATCGAATGTGCTAGGAATCCAACAAGCTAGTATTACGTTCGGGTGTCCTTCGCTGTGTCCGAAGTCTTCGGCCAGATAAATAAAACCCCGATTCGGTGGCGTCCATAACTCTAACCCTTCGTCTGGCATAATTAAATTTTCGTCGTCGCTATAGCTTGTACCGTAAATAATGCCTTCAAGTCCTGGCCTACTACAAACCCATTCGGTCGCCCATACTTCGGGGTCTAGGTTTAATTTTTTGTCTATTAAATCGTTCCAGTCGTAATAACCGTTAGCCTGGTCTATATTAGCTGGCAATTCTTCGCCGAATGTTTTATGTATTCGGGCTATTAGTTCGGGGTCGTCAACTGGCAAGGGCGCGACTACTTCCCAGATATTCCAGAAGTACACGGCGTAACCCTTTTCTACTGCTTCGTCTAACATACGTTGCATTACACCGCCTGCGAATTTGCGCGTACTGGTTAGAACTGTGCGGGCGCGTATACCGTTTTTAGTCTGTGGCATACTTAAAGCCTGCTGTAACACTTGCCAGGCCATTAAATCTATTTCGTCAATAAATAATAATTGTGGGTGGGGCGAATTAACGCCCGACATTGTACCCGCCAGTACTTGATACTTCGAACCGTTTTTCGCTTCGGTCGAACGCATAGTAAAGCTGGTTATATTGAAGTAGAACGGGAATAGTGAACTAAAGGTCTGGAAGTATTCGTAAGACTTTAAGGCTTGTTGCTGAATTGCGCCAACTGTCGCAATTTCTGTATTATCGTTTAAGTACGAAAGTATCGTAGCTAAGATACCGAAAATAAAAGTTTTACCACCTGAACGGTTAGCCATTACGACGGCGAAGCTAATTTTACCGAATAAATAATCTGCTACAAAGTCGAACGGTGCTTTATGGCCTGGTGTGATTACTACGCGGGGTATATTAACTTTTAGATAAAAAAGTATCCAGGCGTGTAGCGCGTCCCTGTCTTCACGTTCTACTATTCCTATTAGATATTGTTTAGGCCCTAGCTTTTCTTCTTCTTTATAATCTGCGCCATGTGGCGTAATTGCGCCAGATGTCGTACTTTCACTATTTAAGTTGTTTTCGTTTAGATTCGACATAATCGTTATGCTTATTCATTATCATTAGCAATAATTCCGCTTCTTTTTCGTTCTGCGGTGCGCCTAGCTGTGGCTGTTCGTCTTTACCTTCGTCACCGTAGGCGTTTACTTTTTCTAAGTGCCACTGTGCTACTGATACGTTCGGCGGTATTTCTTTTAACTCTATATAGTGTTTTGCCTGCGTGTCGGGGTTTATTATTTCGTAATACTGCGGTAGTTGCCCTTCGATTGCTTTATATACTGCGATTTTCGACCGTAAAGTTAAATTATTCTTCGCTAGGCTAGACACTTCCGAAAATGTTTTACTACGTTGCTGGTAGTCCTTACGGTTGTTTTCGCCCATAAAGCTGTATTCGGCGGCGTTTTTGTAGTCTTCGCCGATTGATACATAGAACAGAAAAGCCCTTAGCATTTCCGTAGTTAGGCTACTTTTTCGACCTGTTACGTTTCCCTTCTTGCGCGTCGATAGTTCCGTAATGATTTTCTTATGTAGATTATCGCTTACGTGTTCTTTTATAAACTGGTTAGTAGTTAGTTTAGGTGTATCGGCCATATATTTATTATACGTCTTCGTCGGGTTTAAGGTCTAATACTTCTTGCCAGTTATCTATATCGCATTTATCGCCTAGTGTGTATAACATTTGCGGGTATAGCTTTATTTCGTGTTGTATCTGGTCTTGTGTTTTTGGCCGTAGTTCGTGCCAGTGGTTTTTAATCTGGTCGACCATAAAACTAACTACGCTAGTACGTCGGCCTAGCGCATATCTAAACGCGTAAAATAGTACGTCTTCTTCATTTTTTGTCATATTAGAACCACTTGTAATAATCCTGCTTGTTTTCGCTGTGAATAATCAGAAGTGGCAAGCCAGCTTTAAGACGTTGCCAGTTAAGAAGCATTCGGCCAGTTCGACCGTTGCCGTCTACGAATGGGTGTATATGTTCGTACTGTATGTGTAGCTTTTGTATTAGTTCTGCGGGGTGGTCTACCTGGTTAAAGTGTAACGCCATTTCTAGCCAGTTTTTAATAAGTTCTGTTACTAATCGCCACTGTGGGGCTTCCTGTATTAGTTCGCCGCCTTTATATACGCCTACTTGAATAGTGCGCCAGTAACCGCGTTCGTTTGGTCTTAGTGGCTGGTGTAGCATTAAGATTTTATGAAGTTTTAGAATAACCCCGCCCGTTAGTTTTTCTTCTGTCTGTAGGTATTCCCAGGCGTAACGTGCCTGCTGTAGACTATCTGGGTCGAATACTGATTCTATAGCGTTGTTTTCCTGTAAGAAGAAGTCGACCGCCTGTATAGGGTCTATATCGTTACAGAACATACAGTCGGGTAGGGTACAGTCTAATTTTTTTTGTTCGTCTATCATATCTTACGTTCTTCTCTTAACTTCGCTTCGGTTCTGTATCTGAAAAACAGATAAATAAATATTAGCGGGATTGTGGCAATAAACAGAAGAACTTTAAGAACTGATATTACCCCTTCAACTATTAAGACGATTGCTTCTTCTACTACGTCCATAATTAAAGTTTCTTCGTAGTAACCGTAACTTTAATAGGTTTGTCGCTGTAGTCTGTCTTTTGTTCTGTGTGTATTTCTACGTCTGGCATGGTGTTTTTTACTGCGGCAATCAAAGAAGCGGTAGCCTGACTAAGTATATTTACCTGTAATTTATTGTCGTGTTCGTCTACCGAAGTTTTACCCGTAAAGGTAATTCGTATTTCACTAGTAAAGTATTTAGTGTTTGCTTCCATATATTTTTACGCCACGTGGCGCACTATTACGCTTTTATAAAATGGTCGGTTAAGATTTCGTAACCGTCTTCTTTAACTAATATCATGTGTTCGTACATAGCACTATATTTACCGTCGCGGGTGCATACAGTCCAGCCGTCGGGTGCTACTTGGCCGCCACCGTCCTTAAAGGATAGCATAGGTTCTAAGCATATTACTTGACCTGCTTTTAATTTTACCCCTGTGAATCTTTTTAGATATTCTGGGTGTAAATCTCGAAAGTGGGGTAATGTCGGTTCTTCGTGCATTTCTACGCCGATACCGTGGCCGCTGAATACTTTATTTACTACGTATCCATTCTGCATACAATATTTTTCTATTTCGTGGCCTATGTCGGTAATAAGCGCGCCAGCCTTTACTTGCTGTGCGCCTATATATAC